GTTATGGTTAAATACCGTAACAAAATGGTATACGATTCAAGCACTGGTGAGTTACGCGATGACCGTAAACACTTATCTATGCTAGAAGATTTTTGGTTACCTCGTCGTGAGGGTGGTAAGGGCACAGAGATTACTACACTACCACCAGGTCAAAATTTAGGTGAATTAGCTGATGTTCAATACTTTCAAAAGAAACTATTGCAATCGTTGGGTGTTCCATACTCTAGATTAGACGCTCAACAAGGAATGGTTGGTCTAGGTCGAACTACTGAAGTTACAAGAGACGAATTGAAGTTTGCTAAGTTTATTACACGTATTCGTAATAAGTTCTCTCAAATATTTGATCATGCTCTTGCCACTCAACTAGTGTTGAAAGGTATTTGTTCTAAAGAAGAATGGCAAACATTTAGAGAAGACATTTACTACGACTACAAGAAAGATAATAACTTCCAGGAGTTAAAAGAAGCTGAATTGTTGCGTGAGCGTCTTAACATGGTAGGCATGATTGATCCATTTGTTGGTAGATATTACTCTCAAGAGTGGGTTAAAAAGAATGTAATGAAGCTAACTGACGAAGAAATTGAAGACATGCAAAAGCAGATTGATGCTGAGCCTTCGCCCAATGATGGAAATGGTGCCGAACAAGACATGCAAGGTGAACAAGACCAACAAGAAAGCTCGCCACCAGTGGATAATACTTACGAGAGAGAAGATTTAGAATCTGAGACGCCTCAGCTAGACTCCGATGTAACTCGTATAACAAAGTATATAAATAAATAAACAAGGAGAATTATTATGAGTAACGTACAACAATTTATTGATTTAGTAGGACAAGGACAAAACTCACAAGCTCAAGACGCTTTGAGTGGTATTCTTTCAGCCAAAGCTTTTGACGCACTTGAATCATTTAAACAAAACGTTGGTGCAAATTTATTCGCATCTGAAGAAATCGACACAGAAGTAGAATAGTAGCTAAATTATGAAATCATTAAATCAATTTAAAGGTAAGGCGATAATCGAAGAAGAATCAAGTTATTCTAAATTCGATGTGCTTGTTCGTGCTGGTTTGGCAGACAAGACACAAATTCAACGTCTTCATAAAGTATTGGATAAGATGAGCGAAGATAGACCTGTGCTAAACAACACAGAAAAAAATCTCGTTCAAAATCTATTGAGTAGAATGGTTGATTTAATCACTAACAATCAGCAAATCTTTCAAAAGACAAAGCAAGCTGTTAGAGAAGACATTAGTGAGGGTGTAGTTGTAGCTGCTGATAAAACATACAACCCTTACACAGGTAAAAAATATCCTGCACACAGAAAAACTATGGGCGCTAGAAAAGAAGAACCTTCACCACCGCCAGTAGTTCAAGAAAATGTGGGTGGTATTCCATTCATTCTTGTTTTGAAAAGAAAAGCGATAAGACAGTATCCAGATGGCACTAAGGTAGCTCTATATCAAAATGAAAGATTAGGCAAGTATTTCAGTGTTCCATATACAGACACTAAATCTGTTGATGCTGTTATTCAGTCTGAGAGTGTAGAAGATATTAAGGGTAGCGTTTTCGATAGTCTCAAATTCATTGCAGAGTCTAAGCAACCAAACTATGTTTTGTTTGATAGTGGATCCAGTAGACTAGTTGATGTTGATACAGCAATAGCTATCGTAGAAACTTATAATTCTTTAGAAGAAGATAATCAACAAAAACTTGTTGAAAGTGTAAGTAAAGATAAGTCGACATTTAAGACTATTTCTGAATTTGCTTGGAAGCATTACAAATAATGTTTATCGAGTCTTTTATCAGAGGCAAAATAATTGAAGCAAAAGGTGAGATATTAGAAAGACTCAACGAAATTGCCGCAAAGAAGCTAGAAGAAGCCAAGAAATACATTGCTTCTGATATGTTTGAGGAAGTTGAGAGTTTACTAGACGAAGGTAATATTTTGCGTATGGGTCGAGTATTGAAGATTCGTAGACGTATTAGACGTAATAAAAAAGGTAGAATTGTTGTACAACGAAATGTTCGCAAATCTGCTATTAAAGGTTATAGGTTATCTGGTAACACTGTTAAAAGAATACCAGCTACCGCAAGAATTCAAAAAGCACGTAAATTGAAACGATACTGGAAAACAAAGGGTCGTTCAAAAATGAAAAGAACACTACTAAAACGTAAAATGTCTATAAGAAGACGTAAATCAATGGGAATAAAATAAAATGCCTTACGAAATTATTAACAGTAATCGCTCAAAATCAGTTGTTCGCGTTGTTGGTAACACCGCAACCCTTATGACTTTGTCTCAACTGTCGTCAAACGTAAGTAACGAGACTGTTACAGGCGCTTCAATATCACAAGTATTTTCTACGTCTGACGGTACTTGGAATGTGTATCGCGGCAACGATGCCAGCGGCACTCTTGTTATGCAACTTAACGGCGAAAATGTATTACCTCTTTCACAATCTGATATTGCGGTAGCTAATAACTCAACCGCAAATATCTACGTGACTAATAGTGGTACAGCAGGCACATTAATTCTTCAATTAACCAAAACAGCTACTTACTTACGTGACGTAGACACAGGACAGTTAATCTAAAATGAAACTTATTACAGAAAATATAGAAGACGTTAAATATCTTACTGAATCAACAGAAAACGGTAAAAAACAACTCTTTATCGAAGGTCCTTTTTTAGTTGCTGACGAGCCTAATCGCAATCGTCGTATGTATAATTTGAACACTCTTAAAAAAGAAGTTGATAGGTATAATGAAGAATACGTTAAAACTAATCGTGCGTTAGGTGAGTTGGGTCATCCTGATACTCCTACACTTAATCTTGAGCGTGTATCGCACAAAATTGTATCATTGAAACAAGAAGGTAATAGATTTATCGGTCGTGCTTTAATTTTAGATACCCCATATGGTAACATTGTTAAGAATTTTATCGATTCTGGTGTTAACTTAGGAGTATCATCCCGTGGTATGGGTTCTGTCGTTCCTAGAAATGACGGTATCAATATTGTACAAGACGATTTTCGTCTTGCTACTGCCGCGGATATTGTAGCAGACCCATCTGCACCTGGTGCCTTTGTTAACGGCATTATGGAAGGCAAGGAATGGCTATTTGTCGAGGGTCGATTCGTAGAGGTCGACATAGAAAACGCAAAGCGTCAAATTATGAAAGCATCTCGCAAGGACATTGAGCACGTTGCTCTTGGCTTGTTTGAAGGCTTTTTACGAAAACTTTAATATTATAAATAATATAATATAAAAACAAAGGAGATTTACTAATGGCAACAAATAAACTTTTTGAAGCTGCCGCCGATATTCTAGCTAGAAGCAAATCATCTGCACCAGCAGAAGCTATGCCTAAACTAGATGGTGAAGGCTATGAAGATTTAGGTGGTCCAACACCTGAAAACTCTAAACCTGACGACGATTCAAATAAAATCCACGCAGGTAAAGGCGCTAAAGAAGCACCAAAACCAACAACAAAACCATCAGCAGCTTCAGCTAAAATGGAAGAAGCTGAAACAGAAGATGAAGTTATTGCTGAAGAAGATACAGAAACTTTGTCCCAAGATTTAAAAGACCAAGTTCAAGAAGATATCGAAGCTATGTTTGCTGACGATTCAACTATTTCTGAATCTTTCAAATCAAAAGCAACTACAATTTTTGAAGCACGTGTTTATGACCGTGTATCACAAATTCAAGAAGAAATTGAAACACGCTATGCTGGTATGCTTGAAGAAGCTATCGATGCGGTTAAAACAGAATTGACTGAACAAGTTGATGACTACTTAAACTACGTAGTTGAACATTGGATTGAAGAAAACCAAATTGCAATCGAAAAAGGTCTACGCTCAGAATTGACTGAAGACTTTATTTCTGGTTTACGTAACTTATTTGCTGAACATTACATTGATGTTCCAGAAGATAAAGTTGATCTAGTGGAAGAGTTAGCAGTTAAAGTAGAAACACTAGAAGGTCAATTGAATGAAGAAATTGAACGTGGTATTTCATACAAGAAAGCTCTTGTTGAATCTACCAAAAACGAAATCTTGCATATTGTTTGTGAAGGTCTTACAACAACTCAAGTTGAAAAAGTCAGGTCACTCGTAGAGAGTGCAGAATTCTCCACAGCGGAAGAATACGCAGAAAAACTTGAAACTATTCGTGAGAACTACTTCCCTTCAGGCGTTAAAAAAGCTGAAGAACAACATCTGCACGAAGAAATCTTGAATGATGGCACTACTAAGGCTCAATACATTGATCCATTTGTAGCCGCTGTTACAAACAACATTTCAAAAATTAACAGAAATAACTAAAACCCCAGGAGAAATATATGTACTTATCAGAAGATATTCAAAAGAAATGGCAACCTGTGTTAGAGCACAGCGACTTGCCAGAAATTAAAGACCCATATCGTAAAGCCGTTACAGCTTTAGTATTGGAAAACCAACAACAAGCTATGCTTAAAGAAGGTGGCATGATTAACGAAGCAGCACCAACCAACTCATTGGGTGGTACAGGCTTCTCAGGCGGTTCAACAGCTACTGGTCCAGTTGCTGGTTTTGATCCAATCTTGATCAGCTTAGTTCGTCGTTCATTACCTAACTTAATCGCTTACGATATCGCTGGTGTTCAACCAATGACTGGCCCTACAGGCTTGATTTTCGCAATGCGTTCAACAACAGGTACTGACCGCGATATCAACGCTGGTGCAGTAGAAGCTTTCTACAACGAAGCTAACACATCACACTCTGGTGCTGGTACACAAGCTGGCTTCTCATTAGCTGCTAACACTGCTTTAGGTAACGGTAACGTATTCGCTACTGCTCTTAACAGCGGTACAGGTATGGCTACATCAGTTGCTGAAGGTATCGACTTAGCTGAAATGGGCTTCTCAATCGAGAAAGTTTCTGTTACTGCTAAAACTCGTGGTTTGAAAGCAGCTTACTCAATGGAATTAGCACAAGACTTGAAAGCAGTTCACGGTCTTGACGCTGAAACTGAATTAGCTAACATCTTGTCAGCAGAAATCTTGGCTGAAATCAACCGTGAAGTTCTACGCACAATCTACACAGTAGCTAAAGTTGGTGCTCAAGTTGGCACAACTACTGCTGGTACATTTGACTTAGATACAGATTCTAACGGTCGTTGGATGGTAGAAAAAGTTAAAGGTTTAGCATTCCAAATCGAACGCGAAGCTAACACAATTGCTAAAACTACTCGTCGTGGTAAAGGTAACGTGTTAATCGTTTCTTCAGATGTTGCTTCTGCTTTAGCTATGTCAGGTATTCTTGACTATCAATCAGCTTTAGCTGG